GCTTGGTTTTCTAACATTACTGCCATACCATGCTTAGTTGTTTCAGAACCTACTCCTTCAAGTAATCCTGTTTTTTCCCATTTGCTTTTCAAACCTCTAGTTTGTTCAAGCATTACGCTTTGAGGGTTAGCGCCAGTCATTAATTTTTTAATGTCCATTGTTTGTTTTTTTAATATTTTATTTAATAATACCTGCTAATTTCTTAAATCTGTCAGAAATCTCTGTGTTCTCAGCAATTACTTGCTTAGTTACAGCTGGCTTAGTAGATTTTGTTACTTTGCTAGCGATTCCTTCTGAAATTGATTTTTTAGTAGATTTGTTAGATGAAGAGAATTTAAAGTTTTCTGCTAATGTAGAGTAAACTAATTTTACTTCTCTAACTGAGTTTGTTCTATCCAAAGTTTCAATCACTTTAACTTTTTGTTCGTTAGTCATGTTGTGAGCTCTGAATAATTTATTAGCGAATAATAACTTAGCGTTTAATAAGTTAACTTCGTTAATTGTTTTTTGTAAAGATTTGATAGTATTGTAAGCTTCATTTAATTCAGCATCTTTTTCGTCAGCTTTTTTATCTTCTGCATCACCTTTCATATCATCTTCCATTTCTCTTAAGATTTCTTCTAAATCAACAACATCTTTGTCATCTTCTTTAGAATCTTCTTCAGCTTCATTAGTTACAACAACTTTTGGATCTTCACCTTTGTCAGTACCAGCTTCAGAACCATCGGCAAGATTTTCATACATGCTTTCATCTTCTTCACCAGAAACTTCTTCTTGGTCATCGTCACCTAATTGTGCTTCTAATTCTCTAATGATTGCTTCTAAGTCCATATCATCTTCGTTGTCATCACCCATTTGGTCATCACCACCGAATTGATCGTCTTGTGCATCATCAGAACCCATACTAGCGTCTGCAGACATATCATTTTGATCGTCTTGTGCGAATGGGTTTTCTTCTTCAGAATCTTCACCTTCTAATTCTGCCAATCTAGCTTTTAATTGTGCGATTTCATTTTGTTTTTCATCGTCACCGGCCAATTTGTCATCACCATATGGATTTTCTTCTTCAGAAATGTCTGCTACTTTCTTATAGTCAGTACCAGCTTGTTCAGGTTTACCTGAATCTTTTTTAACTCCAGCTGATAGATCTGTATCAGCGTCTAATGTTGGTTGTGTTCCTGGGTTTTCTGCATAACCTGCATCAACTTTAGAACCAATATTAGATGAGTCTAATTCTTCGTCCACTTTTTCAGCTTCATCATCTTGAACTTCAGCTTCTGCTCTCATCTTTGCAGATAAGATAGATTGAAGTCTAGGAGTAAAAGCTTCTTCAAGTGCGATTTTAGCGTTAGCTAAAGCAGTTTCTTTAACGGCTTTGGCATCAGCGATTGCTTCTTTCAATAATTTTGAATTTGCCATCTTGTTTTTTCCTTAAATTTGTTTGTGAAGTTATTCTCATATAGGGAACTCCAATGTAATTATGTCGATTGTTCGGTCACACCTTATAGAGAAGGGTATTCATTAATCAACTATGTCTTGTAATCTCATAATAAAAAATGAGATATTTGATAATATATATCTAAAATTTTTAGAAAACTAAAGAAAACTACTAAAATAGTTTGTTTTTTCTTATAGTCTCTTCTCTTTGTAACCTTTTTCTTTTGGAAGGTTTAATAAAATTCTTCCTTTCTCTAAGTTCTTCTATTTGTTTTATAGACTGGATTCTCTTTTTGTAATCTTTTATTGCCCACTCTATGTTTCCACCCTTAACACTAACTACTAACATCCGACTATTGTAAATTAACCAATTTATATTTTGTAGAATATAATAATTCTGAAATATTATCTATTTGATTTTGAATCCAAGTATCTTGTAATTTCTTATCTTGTCTCAATTTTTCTAATGCTATACAAAGTTTTTCAAAATAAGATATAATGTTTTTAATATCACAATTAGTATCTAAAGTATTTACTGGTTGGAATTTAATAATACCATATTTTCCTTGGTACGATTCTACTAAACCATCTATAATACCTACAATCTCATCGTAGTATTCATTTAATGTTTTATGTGCTGAAAAGGAACCTGGTCCTTTAACTCCCAAATGAAACACATGTGCCTGTGTTCTACTATGAAAAAATAATGAAGCTAATTGTTCCATTTTATTTTGTTTTATTACATGTTTTACATTCTTGTAATCCTAATCTTTGTTGCATTTGTTGTTCAGATATTTCTGCAATTTCAAAGTATCTTCCTAATACATGACCCATATCTTCATATAATGCTTCTAATCTTTGTTGTTGTGCAGTTGCTTCTACTGCTTCTTTTTCGAATGAACTTTGAAGTTTTTTCAATTCATTCATATTTCTTTTAATAGTAACTCTATCAAACCAATCACCACCTTCTCTTAAAGTATATTCTTGTGCTGCATCAGCAATACCACCTAATGTTTCTGCAATTTGTCTAATGTCAGATTTTCTACTCATACCTTCTCTATGTTGGTTATAAGTTGAAATGATTTCTAAAAAGTGTCTTTTTAGTTCTGTTGGCAATTGTTGAAACTCTTCGGTTTCTTTTAATATATCTCTTAACTTTATCATAGTTACCTATTTACAATTTTATTTTTCTTCAATTTTTGTACTGCTTGCTGTAATTCAGAAGGAGTCATATTCAATGAATCAATTAATTTAGCAATTACATATTGTTCTTTTCTTTTATTAAGATTATATGATTTTAATGCTTTAACTGCTCTGTCTAAGAATCTTTCAACTGATGAAGGAAGTGATACATCCATATCATCTAATTCTTCTTTTACGATTTGTCTTCCAGGTATTAAGTTTACTAACTTTGCCATATTAATTAAGTTCAATTATAATTTCTCTCATCAAATCTTGTGATTTACACCATTTACCACATTCTTCTGCAACTTTAGCCCATTGTTTTGATTCATTCATAGGTGCCATAAATGCTCCATGTGTAGAAGGATTAGAAACAAAATCCCATCCAACTAATTCAAAATCTTCCTGAACCATTACAGTTCCATCGTTAAGTTCTTTTACTGAACCTAATCCTCTTGATGAAATACCTAAACGAATATTGTTCTTTAATAACTCTCTAAGAATATTGCCAGATGGAGTTGAAAGGATTTCTACTACACCACACACATCATCACCATCCCAATAGATTTCTCTAATATTATGTGATACATTCTTTAAATTAATAACTGGAGATTCTGGATGATCCAATTCACCCAATGCTCTTCTTTCTTTAATAAGTTGTTGATACTTTTGACATTCTCTCATTAAGATTTCTTTTGGATATCTTCTATTATTTTGATTTGGTGCACCTGCTCTTTGTAGGATTCCCTTAACTAAATAAGTTCCATTTTCTTCTTGTTGAAGTTTTGCTTCAAACAAATGAGTTTCTATCAATAATCCTTTATTCATTATTTCTTATTTCTCAATTTTGCTAAATCACTTCCTTCAATTTCACCATCACCATCTACATCAATTTTCTTTTGACCTGCAGATAATTCGGCTTCGTTGTATCCTGTTAATTTACCTTCTGATTTTGCTTTAGTTGCTTTGTCTACTGCAGTAAAGAATTTAACTTTTTCTGCATCAGACATACCAGGAATAGTCTTACCTGTTCTATCCAACATATGTTTGAATAATTGTTGGTAATCACTTTCTTCTTTGACTACTTGACGGATAAGTTCTTTTAATTCTGTATGTTTCATTATTCTGATATTTGTCTAATTTTTTGGTCTAATTTTAATAATCTCTCCTGTATACTATAAATATGACTATTTGTCCTTTTCCAATAAGATTTGTTACTAACACCACTTTCATTCTTAATCTTACCATACCAATTAAGAAATCTTTCCATTTCTCTTAATTGTTTATTGATATTAGATATACCTCTACCTATTTTAGATTGTGCAGTTGATTCATCTTGTTTCAATGCTAACCATCTATTTTCATTAACTGGAGTATATCCTGTTAAGTCTGCTTGTCTTTTAGCTTTTTTCTTTTCACCATCTTTACCACTAAATGCATATGGAGTATTATATCCTTCTACACCACCGGTTGTATTCATTTCATCAATCATCCTTTCTCTTACTATTTGACGAATGATTTCTTTAATTTTATTAGTGTATTCTTCTTTTTTATTAGGTAATCCCTTATGAGAAGTTGATGCAAAATCTTTAGCATCTTTGTCAGACATTGAATCTGCTGCTTTAGAAACTTCTGGAGATGGAGAATCCATATCACCTTTTTGAGTGGCATGAACCATACCCATAAATCTTTGTTGTGCTTTAGATACTGCTGGCATTTTTATAAATTTATGATAAAAGTAATATAGTACCTGCTGAAACTACCAATGATTTTGGATAACAAGGAAATATTTGATGATTGTCTATTGAACCCAAATTTATACTTCCACCACCTTCTAATGTTAAACTTCCACTTACACCAAATTCACCTTTCATAATAGCCCATACGTTATCTAATGGTAATCCGGTAGAACCTGTTGAGTTGTATTGAATAGGGCCGATTGTTACTTCTATTCCATTTGAATTGTAACCTACTGCAGTACCACCTGTTCCTGCTTGGTTCATTAATATTGTTGCACTACCCGATGATATTGAATCTATTCTGTATGCTCTATAATTTGTACTCATTTTTTATTTTTTATTTTTTTAACGATTCTTTCAATTCATTTAATAACTCATAGGTCATCATCATTGCAGACAAATGTTGTTCTTTAATTTTTTTAACAGATTTAATTTTTTTAATATTTGAAATTGTTTCTGCTAATTTAATTTTTGTAACTTTGTCATTTATTTTAGAACCAATCTCTTTTAATGAATTAATTAAATTACTTACTTCAGTTGAAACATATTCGTTTAATTTACCAGTATTATTAATATTGTTAATATATTCTCTTAACAATCCTTTTTGTTCGTTTGTAAGATTTTTATATTTGTTATTAAATGATTCTACTAATAATTTGTATGATACGGCTCTTAAATCTTCATCTTGTTTTCTATATTCTTCCATAACCATATCTTTAATTTTTACATCTTTATTTTG